AAGCTGCTGATTGTACTTGTGGTGATAGCGATACTTATGATGTTGTGGTTGTCATTGTCAATAATCGCGTTATCAAAGCTACCATGAACCCACTGGAAAGCGGTGAGTTCCCTTATGATGTAATGGTGTGGCAACCCATGAATGATACTTGGACAGGTATCGGTGTTGCACGTCAAGTAAGAGAACCTCAACGTATTATTAACGCGGCTACTCGTAATTTACTCGATAACGCAGGTAAAGGCGGTAGACCTACCACAATTATTGCCGATGGAGTTGAATCGGCTGATGGTGGATTAGTTGAAGTGGGTAGCGGTGCATTACTTAGATTGTCACCCGATTCCCCAATACAAGATGCGCGTGGCGCAATAAGCTCAATCATTATTCCCATCATCACACAGGATTTGATGGCAATCATTCAGTACGCGCTGAAAATGGCTGAGGACATTACCGGCTTACCGATGATGCTACAAGGTCAGCAAGGCAATGCTCCAGATACTGTTGGCGGTATGACCATGCTTCAGAATAACGCTGGAACTATTCGCAGAAACATTGCTCGTAACTTTGATGATCGCGTCACTGTTCCACACATTACACGTTATTATGAATGGATTATGCTTTACGGTGATGAGCAATTGAAAGGTGATTTTAATATTGAAGCTCGTGGATCAACAGTTCTGTTTGAGCGTGATGCGCAACATCAAGCCATTATGCAATTAGGCGCTCTCGTAATGAACCCAGCTTTCCAAATCAATCCTGCTAAATGGATTGATGAAGCATTTAAAGCGCAACGCCTTGATAGTAAACGCTTTAAATTTAGCGAAGAAGAAATTAAACAGATGCAAGCGCAAGCACAACAAAATCCACCGCAAGACCCTAAAGTCGCAGGTCAGATTGAAGTGGCTAAAGTTCGCGCTGCTGGTGAGATGGATAAAGCGAAATTCTTGCAATCTACTGATATGGCGGAGATGCAAGTTAAAGAAACGCTCGCTATGCAAGAACTCAAATTTAAAGCGCAACAGGCAGAGGTTGATCGTCAACATGAGATTCAAATGAAGCAGATGGAACGCGACATGAAGATTATGGAACTATCGCAATCGACTCAAATCAGTGTCGCTGAAATCAAATCTCAATTGGCGCAAACAGCTCAAAAATTAAACGTACAAACGCAATTATCTAAACAGGTGTTAACTCCTCCCACTGAACCGGCAGGTAGAGCGCCAAATGGACAGGCTTATCAGAAATGATAGAAAAACCTAAAGTAGATACAAATTCTCCCACATGGATTGCAATTAGAGAATATCATATTGCAAGACTGGATGAATTGCGTAGAAAGAATGACAATCCTCAATCACAGGATGTAACAGATAGACTTAGAGGGCAGATACTTGAAATTAAGAATCTCCTGTCTATAGAAAAACCCGTAGGCGAGTAATATCCCCTGCAATTTGTAACTCGCACAGCAAATGCCCTGCGACTAAAATGCGAAAGCATAGGAAGTAAAAATGGAAGAATCACAAGTACAAGAAGAAAGCATTGAATTAGAAATTGATGATGCGTTTGCTGATGGCTTTGAGGAGTTTGGCGAAGATTCGTCCAACGAAATTAAAGAAGAAGCGATTCAAGAAATCATTGAACAAAATCCATCGTTTTCTGAAGAACAGATTCGTGAATTGTTTGAACAAAACAACCAAAGATTATTTGGCAAAATTGGCGAGATTAACCGAGAAGTTAAGCGTCTTGAAGCACTGGCTCAATCGTCCGCGCAACCAAGAGAAGCTCAACCTATTCAAGTTACTGCTGAGATGTTTTCCAATATGCGAGAAGAATTTGGCGAAGATTTCGCAAATGCTTTAGCTAGGGATTTATCGCAGATACCTTTGCAACAACAAAGTGGTGGCATCGATCAAAATCAGATTGATTACATTTTGCAGCAAAAGGTCGCTCAAATAGAAAATAATTTTGAAATGAAGATGGTGACGAGAGAGCATCCCGATTGGGAATCAATTGCACAATCACAAGATTTCACCGGTTGGAAGAACCAATTACCTGCGGATATTCAAGATAGACTTGATACTACATGGGATTCTGGTTTTATTTCCGCTGCAATTAGCGCTTATAAACGTGACAAGGCTTTGTATCAAGAACAAAAAAGTAAGAAAAATCAACGACTTGAATCGGCAGTTATGCCAAAAAGCACAGGTGGGTTTGATGAAAATTACGAAGATGATTTTGAAGCAGGGTTTAATACAGACTAACTTACTTTTATTTAATAACGTCGAGATGACGTAAGGATGCTTTAAAATGGCTATTCAAGGTTATAACACTTCTCCCGCCAGAATTAACAAATTCAAAGGCGAGATTTTAAAACACGCTGTTGCGCTAGAAGTATTAGCAAAACAAGGTCGTCAAATTTCTTTGCCTAAAAACCAAAGTGAAACTTATGTGGCACGTCGTTATGTTCCTTATAACGCGACTGCTGGCAATCCAAATGTCTTCTTCCAAAACGTATCTGGTGATCGTGGCGCGGCAATGGCTAACGCACACTTAACGCAAGAAGGTGTTACACCGCAAGCGGATACTATTGTAGCGCAAGACATTACTGCGGTAATCAATCAATACTCATGCTTATACAGCTTCACTGATAAAGTGGCTGATTTGTACGAAGATGATATTCCTAAAGCAATGGTGGAACAAGTTGGTGAGCGTGTTGCGCTTGTTAACGAAATGATTCTATTCGGTGCTTTAAAAGCGTGTACTAACGTATTCTACTCTGGTACAGGTACTTCTATTGCAACAGTTAACGACTATTTGAAATTAGCAAATATCCGTAAAATCACTAAAGCAATGCAAGCTAACCATGCTCGCCCTGTAACTAACACATTAAAAGCATCACCAAATATCGCTACTCAACCTGTTGAAAGCGGCTATGTGATTGTTTGCCACACTGACTTAGAACCCGATTTGCGTGACATTGCTGGCTTTATTCCAACATCACAATACGCAAGTGGTACTCCAATGCCAAATGAAATTGGTCGCGTTGAGCGTTTCCGTTTCATTACTTCACCAGATTTACCTGCTCAATTGAGCGCTGGTGCGGCTATCGGTTCAACTGGTTGCCAATCAACTTTAGGCACAAGCATTGACGTATATCCTTATTTCGTATTTGCTCAAGATGCGTTCTCGCAAATTGCATTACGCGGTAAAGAATCAATGTCACCTACTTTCATCCCAGCGGGTGAAAAAACTAAATCTGATCCACACGGTCAACGTGGTTATGCCGGTTCAATCTGGTGGAAAGGTGTGATGATTGAAAACAACCAATGGATGGCTTTAGGCTATACTGGCGTTAAATCACTTTAATTAATATCTGCGCCAAGCTAACTCTTGGCGCACTCCTCAGAGGATTTTGAAATGGCTGAAAATACAACTTATGTAGTGACCAGTAAAACAAACGATGAAGATTTCCAATTGGATACTTTCATTCGTTTATCATTTGACGCAACAACTATTGTTGCAGCGGATTATGTTGAATTAGATATTGGCTGTAAGCCACGTTACGTTTGTGTAGAAAACTTTACTGACCTTTCTAAATTTGAATGGTATGAAGGTGTAACCGCTACTGTATCTGCGGGTTCATTTGTTGCAAGTACAGTTTATACAATTGCGACTATTGGCTCAACTGATTATGTTGCAATTGGCGCACCGTCTAATACTGTTGGTGTAACATTTACGGCAACAGGTGTGGGCGCAGGTAGCGGCACAGCGGTAACTAATGATAACGTATGTATCAAAACCGTTGCTGCGGGTACTCGTACCTTAGTCACTGCTAACTCAATTTTAGTTCGTGATCGCACAGTTCAATTATCACAAAATGCAACCACTGCGATGATTTTGGCAAGTAAAAACTTGTCGGTTCGCGTATCGGGTTAAGTGTTACCGGCAGTGTGTCTTTTAGGCACACTGCTATTTTTTAGTTTATTGGAGTTTAATCATGGCAATTCAAAAAGAATTACATACAGAAGAAGTACGCGGCAGAGCAAAACCTACCATTAATTTGGAAGACAGTCTTGTTGATATTCGTGACAATGAAGAAATTATTGTTGAAACAAGTGGTATCGATTTAGATTATCTTGATGAGCTTCAGTTCATGGAAGAAAAAGTTACTATTCGTATTGAGCCTTCAGCAGATAGATATGCGCCTCGTTTTGTTGACGTAGCTGTTAATGGTCGTATTGAATGGCTTGAAGTGGGAAAACCTATTGGTGTTGCTCGTAAATATATCGAAGTTTTGGCAAGAGCAAAATCAGATACTTTCATTACTATTGCGCCTAATACTAATGATGAAAATCCTGTGAATTTGATTTCTCGTAACACATCGCAAAAATATCCATTCAGTGTGATTAAAGACCCTAATCCCCGTGGATATCAATGGTTGACGACTGTATTGTCACAATAATTTATTAACCGTACTGGAATTAAACCATGACATTTCTTGAACTCGCTAATCGCCTTTTATCTGAAGCAGATATTTCTGGTGCGGGACTCATCACAACGGCAAATCAACAGGGGGAATATAAACAAGCTGTTGATTACATCAATACTGCGTATGCAGATATTCAATTACAACACGCCAATTGGGATTTCCTACGGGGAGATATGTCATTTAATACCATTATTGGTGTAAATAATTATTCTGAAACGGGTATCAGTTTGCTAGATTTAAGCGAATGGTCGCCCGAAACTATGCGTATCTATTTAACAGCGAATGGTATTGTCAGTGAACAATATCTAATTCCTGTTGAATGGGATGAGTTTAGAGATTTATTTATGTTTGGGAATGCGCGTATTCAAACCGGATTCCCAACACACTTTACAATAAAGCCTGCGGATAATTCACTTACGTTTTATCCTATACCAGACAATGTTTATACGGTAGAAGGTGAGTATTATAAAAACCCTTCTATCTTAGTAAACGATACCGATACTCCTATATTCCAATCACGTTTTCACATGATCGTGGTTTGGCGAGCATTGATGTATTTTGCAACACAACTTAATGCTCAAGAGCTTTACGCCATCGGTAACATTGAATATCGTAAATTACTTTTTAAACTTGAACAGTTTAATTGTCCTGTCCCTACTGCTTCGGAAGAACTCGCATGAGAATGAATGCGTTACCGGATGTTAAAACCCTTACGCAATACTCGCGTTTTGCCGGTGGTCTTGATTTGGTATCGCCACCTCTTACTATTGATGCAGGTAAATGTATTTCGATCAATAATTATGAGTGTAATTCGCTCGGCGGTTATCGTCGTATTGATGGTTATGAACGTTTTGATGGCAGACCTTCTCCTAGCGCTCAAAGTTACTACTACTGCCCTTGCACGTTTGTAGCGGCAGTCACAGTAGGTCAAACTATTACTGGGGCAACAAGCGCGGCTACAGGCAAAGTATTACAGGTTGAATCTACTTATCTCATTATTGATAGAATTACTGGCACATTCCAAGTTGAAAATTTCAAAGTTGGTGGGACGGTAAAAGGTGTTTTAACTATCTTACCTTCTAAAGACGGTCATCCTACAGGTGTCGGTCATGCAACTGCTCTTGGATTAGTAGCGGATGATTATCGTGCCGATATTACTGCTGTAACTGGTAGTGGGGTGCTTCGCGGTGTTTGTATGTACAAAGGCGTTGCTTATGCTTTTCGAGATAATGCGGCAGGAACAGCAGTCGATATTTGGAAGTCTACCTCCACCGGATGGCAACAAATTACTTTATTCAAATCGCTACCTTTTAAAAGTTGCATATTAGATGTTCTTGATGGCGTTGTTATTAATCAAAAGAATTCTGGCGCAACGGCAACTGTTAAGCGCCAAGTAATTGAAACATCGCAAAGTTTAGATGATTTGGATGCCACCAGTGATTCTACAATTACAATGGGATTAGGCTCACATACTTTTACTACGCAAACCGGAAAAGCCTACGTTGCAGGTCAAGCAATTTTAATTACTGCAATTGCTTCGCCAACTAACTACTTGAACGGTACAATCACTTCTTATAGCACTAATCAAATTGTTATTAATATTACTGGTAAAACAGGCTCTGGCACATATAGCCAATGGGCGCTTCATTCCGATCCAATTAATTTGAGAAGCGATACCGGACGATTTATTGTTACAAACGTAACAGGCACATGGACAAATAATGCCGCTGATACTATTCGAGTGGGTATTATTGACATAGCTGTTGTGGACAGTGTGACTACTAATCCTATTACGCAAATTACCATATTACAAGGTGGTAATTATCAATTTGTTCAACATAACTTTTCAGCCGCGTCTGATGGTAAAAAACTATATGGTGCAGATTCATTAAATCGTGCCTTTGAGTTTGACGGGGATGTTTACATTCCTATTAGAACTCAAGTCACTATTGACGCTCCAACCACTATTGCAGCGGTAAACGGACAACTTGTATTATCTTATTTTGGAACAGCTTTGTTTTCAGCAGTAGGTAATCCTCATGACTTTAGAACAACAAGTTTAGGCTTTCAAGATGTTCAAGAATTCGGGGATACTATTACAGGAATGAGTCCAATTGTCGGCGGGGTTCTTGCTGTTGCGTGTCGAGATAGTTTTTGGCAAGTATCTATTGATAATCAGAGTAATTTATATAAAGCAGATTTGATTTCCCCAGATATTGGCGCAATTCATTATGGCTTAATGAATCTTGGTTCACTTTATTCATTTGATGACAAGGGAATTATTCGTATTGTACCGTCTTATGTATTCGGTGGATTTGAACATGATACCGTTAGCCGAACTATCCAACCTGTAATTGATCGTTTCCGAGAAAAAATTGTTGCTACTGCTATTTATAAAAGCAAAAATCAAGTAAGGTTTTATGCAAATGATGGTACAGGTATTATCATGACAATGAGCGCAGGCACCAGTCAAACAGGCGCGGCAACTACCGGTCATGATTTTTCAGAATTAACTTATCCAATTAATGTGAGTTATGCGTGGAACGGTGAGGACGCCAGTGGTCGAGATATTGTTTTACTTGGTGACGAAGATGGGTACGTTTATGTGGCTAATACCGGATCATCTTTTGATGGCGAACCTATTCAAGCCTATATCAGAACAGCGTTTAATAATGTAAAATCACCCTCAGCAATTAAACGATTTAGAAAACTTGAAGTTGAACTTTCAACCGTAGGTTACTCATATATTCGTTTTAATCCAGAATTTTCTTATGCTGATCCAAGTATCGCCACCCATTTTCTTAAATATGAAGAACTACAAGGTGCTGGCGGTTACTGGGATGAAGCTATTTGGAATGAATTTTATTACGATGGGAAGATAGTTTCCCAACCAGAAATACGCATACAAGGAAGTGGAACAAATATTGGTTTAGTCGTTTTTTCTAATACGGCTATTGATTTAGGACATAATTTATCGGGTGTTGTGCTTCATTACACACCTAGAAAACTAAATAGATAACAGGATAATAAAATGGCAACTAGGGCGGAAACTAAGAAAAATTATATAGACTTTGCAAGAACCCAATTGCAAAATGTACCATCTACTCAAGAGATTGCGGCATCTTATGGTATAGGATTAGATGGGGCATTAGTAATACAAAAGGCAATGCAAGCTCAACAAGACGGCTATATCGCAGCAATAGCGCAATATGATAACGAAACACAAGCTCCGGTAAACACTCTTTCAAATCCACCTGTAACTGCACTTTCAACCGCATCAGCAACTGAGCTTTCAAATACACCTGTAACAACCACGCCTGTAACTACACCTGTAACTGCACCTGCGCCTACAACAGTCACACCTGTAACTGCACTTTCAACCGCATCAGCAACTGAGCTTTCAAATACACCTGTAACAACCACGCCTGTAACTACACCTGTAACTGCACCTGCGCCTACAACAGTCACACCTGTAACTGTAACTGCACCTGCGCCTACAACAGCTACGCCTAATTTAGGAGTAACTTCACCACAAGGTATCACTACTCAGCAATTAAATTCAGCATTACAGGCTCAACAAGCAGCTAGTTCTAAAGCGTATAATGACGCATTACAAGCCAATCAAACTGCTTTAACCACTCAAAATGCTAATTTTTTAAAAAACTGGGATACCAATGTAAGTTCATTAAAATCCGATATTCTTAGTGGGGTGGATGCTAAGAACAAAGAGTTTGGGACACAGGCAACGCAAGGGTTTATGGACGCCTTTAAGAATTTCCAAATCCCCACTAACCAGCAAAACGGTGTTAATATGGGTAATTATAATGACAATAGAAATGCCGCTGCTGACCAATGGTGGTCGCAATATGTTACTGGACGGAGATAAATAAATGGCGACTATCAAATATACAGATATGGCTAAACCACTAGAATCAGAGTTTACCTATTGGAATACAGGGTTTAACAAACCTATGTACGACTCTTGGATGAATGCTTTTAATAGCAGCAGTACCCACCCAGACGCAGTAGCATATAGAGCTAAACAGTATTCAGACAAATACGCATCAGTTGTAAACCCCGATGGCACACCTGTTTTTGATTCAACATTTTATAATGGTCTTGCAACAGGCACTATTCCTCAAACTGTTGCGGATACGCAAGTAAAAAATTGGGCGACAGATTTATTAGCAAAAGACCCTAATATTAATTGGAATTTATCTGGAGGCGCAAATGAGCAAAACAAAACTTTTGTTGCCGAAAGAAATAAATTATTAGCTGATTTGCCATCCAATCGGAATTATGTTAATTATAATAAATCGAAAATTGAGGCGGATAAAGTTAATGCTGATGCGGTAATTGCGGCTGCGGCTGCCAAAGCTAAGGCTGACGCTGATGCTAAAGCCATGTTAGACGCAGATATTGCAACTAGTGCTGCTGAAGTTAAACAAAAAGAAGCAGATGACTTAGCTTATAAAAATAAATGGGATGCGATATATGGCAATATTGATACAGCTAAAGCTGAAAAAATTGCCAATATTAATACCGCTCCAACTGGCGCATTACCAACTGGCGATGTAAAAGCATTATCAACTGCTCCAACTGGTGCATTATCAACCGCTCCAACTGGTGCATTATCAACCGCTCCAACTGGTGCATTGGCAACTGCTCCAACTGGTGCATTGGCAACTGCTCCAACTGGAATGTTAAATTCAACTATCCCCTCTAAATGGGATGCGATATATGCCGGTATTAGTAGTGATGCAACTGCTGAACTAACTAAGATTAATACACCTTCTATTGGTGCATTATCAACAGGTGATGTAAAAGCATTATCAACTGCTCCGACTGGTGCATTATCAACTGCTCCAACTGGTGCATTATCAACTGCTCCAACTGGTGCATTATCAACCGCTCCAACTGGTGCATTATCAACTACTCCGACTGGTGCATTATCAACTACTCCGACTGGTGCATTATCAACTGCTCCGACTGGTGCATTATCAACAGGAGCTGTAAAAGCATTATCAACTGCTCCGACTGGTGCATTATCAACAGGAGCTGTAAAAGCATTATCAACTGCTCCAAC